CTTGGGGAGGACTTGGGGAGGACTAAAGACCCCATTTCTAAAGAAGACTTATAGCCTCATCCCAATAAAATTTCCAAATGTCCTGAGTTCCAACTAATGGTTTCTTGGGATTGGCTAAGGATAGATTATCCCTTGCAATATAAACCTAGATAAATCAATAGCTTACAACAGACAGAGAGAAAAACTTAGGGACTCCAAGCCATTTTCCAATGGGGCATGGGTCAAATGTTTCTAATGGTTTCAAAAAACCGTTAAAGCCCCTTGTTGTTGTTGTTATTGTCAGACCTTTTGAAGAGGAGAGCCACCTTGAGATACACCTTAAAGAATGACTTTAAGTCATACGGACACTTTCATTTACTACCAGAGTTTGAACTAGGAGTTACTCCTGAAGGTAGAGCCAAGCATATACGTATAGCTTTTCTCACCCATGAACTTTGGATCACTATTAACAAAGAGTAATAACTTATGGGACTAGAAAACAATGGCGTTCACGATGGTAGATTCTTGGATAGCCTAGATGATAACAACCCTGCGTCTACAGATGCACTATCGCAAGCTGATGAACACCTAAGATATATTAAAGGTATTCTTAAGAACAGTTTCCCTAGTGTTACTGGAGCAGTTACGGCTACCCATACAGCTATTAATACTAAGGTAGCTGAACCAGTGTCGGCTATAACATCAGATGGTTCTAGCCCAAGTATTAACACATCAGCAGGAGTCACTGCGGCTAACCTAAGAACACTATTGGGTGTTACTGAAGGAGCCATAACTACATCTACAGATAGCGAAGGTGAAGTAACCCCTGCGTTGGCTACAGGTATTACTGCGGCTGAAGTTTGGAACTTAATTAAAGCTGAAGCTCTTAACTCTACTTATCCTATAGGTGCTATCTATACGGCTATCACCAGTGGTAGCCCTCAAGCAGTCTTTGGTGGTACTTGGGTATCCTTTGGACAAGGTAGAGTCTTAGTAGGCCATGATGATTCAGGTGAGCCTGATAGTGATTTTGTGGCTTCCTCTACAGACGGTAGTTCTGTTCTGTTAGGTGGCGCTAAGACACACACGTTGTCTATAGATGAGATCCCTAGCCATAATCATACTGTCCAATATGATAATGAGCCTAATATGGAAAAACAGGGGAGTGGTGGGCATATCATAAGTGAATTAGATGGTACTACTTTAAGTAGAGATACTACATCAACTGGTGGTGGTCAAGCCCACAATAACTTACAGCCATACGTAGTGGTCTATATGTGGAAACGTACAGCTTAAAAGGACTAAATAAATGGGACAGCTATTGCCAGTTAGAGATGTAGGTGACATTGGTGTAGTCACAGACATACGCCCTGCGTCCCTCCCTATCAATGCGTTTACCAAAGCTAAGAACGTAAGGTTTGATGAAGGTAAAGTAGGTAGATCTCCTGTTTTTAGAAAGATTAAGGATTCTTTAGGATTCAACCCAAGATTCACCTATGGCGTTCCGGCTAACTCTAGTGGCAACTTTGCTAGTATTATCCTTGTGTCTGATACCTATGAGTTTAAGGCTTATGCCAATAGTGCATTAGTGTCTAAGCAAGGTTCTTTGTCGGCTACTTCAGCTAGTGTTCACCCATTCACTGGTACTTCCCTAGCAGATATCACTTACATTAATCGTATAGATCAACCACCAGTGTTTATGTCTAATGGAGGTAGTAACTTTGCTACCCTAACTAACTGGCCTAGTGGCTATAGGGCTGAATCTATAAGAGCCTATGGTGACTTCCTGATAGCCCTGAACACTACAGAAGGGGGTGTCAACTTCCCTTCTAGAGTTAGGTTCTCTACGCCTGCACTAGCTAACAATGTGCCTAGCACATGGAACGAGGCTAATACTTCAGCCTCCGCAGGCTTCAATGACTTAGTGCAGATGAAGACAGGCATAGTCGATGGTATGACTTTAGGTACTAAGTTCATTGTGTACTCTAAAGATCAAGTTTGGCTTATGGAGTTTACAGGTGGTACGTTTATACATAACTTCAGAAAACTCTTTAGTGACTGTGGCGTTATCAACCAGAACTGTATAGCTGAAGTTGAGGGCGCACACTATGTCTTTGATCATGATGATATCTATATCCATGACTCAAACACTAGGCAATCTATATGTGATGAAAGAGTTAGTAACTATATCTTTGGTGGCTTAAATACAGCTAAGACTAATAGATGCTTTGTACACCATAATCCTGAGTTAGACGAAGTGATGTTCTGCTATGTATCTGGTGATGATATGGCTGAATACACCAATGGTGACAGATGTAATAGAGCCGCTGTGTTTAATTACAAAAGCCAAACTTGGTCATTCATGGATTTACCGAATGTCTCTAGTTCTACTCATGGCACTATCAGTTCATCAGCTACCTATGAGAACTCCAATACCTATGAAAACATAGGGGGTAGCTACTACTCTCAAGAGGCAGGCTATGATGTACACAGTCTGTTTGTAGGTGAAGACTCTAGCCTAGATGGTATTACTTCAGACAAGCTCTATGGGTTAGACCTAAGTGACTCAGGTAGCCTATCTTTTGATTTAGACACTGAGGCTAACAAGAGTCCTTTCCTAGAAAGAGAAGGCATAGACCTAGATGAGATGTCTCCTCTTAGTGGCTACAAAGTTATAACTAAGATATTCCCTCAAGTAGACACTAGCAACCCAGACAAGCAGTTTGTGTTTACCTTTGGTTCTTCTGACCTACTAGGTAATGCAACAGCATATCAAGGCAGTATTACTTTTGATGGAGCTACAGACTACAAGATAGATACTAGAGCCTCTGGTAGATACTTGTCATACAAGATGGCTGTATCAGATAACAAAGACTTTAGTTTCCTAGGGTTCGACTTAGATGTTTTAACTACTGGTAGGAGGTAGTAATTGTGACTATCCCTATTATTGGCTATAAGCGTAACCCACCCCCAATCCTTAAGAAGAAAAAGCCTGCCTTGAGGGTACGTAAGATACCTAGCACTTTGGCTCCTCTGGACCTTCCTGGTTCTACTCAAGAACGCTACATGGAGGATGAACTACAAAGGATTGAAAATACATTAAGTAAGGCGCAGTCACCTAAGATGACTGTCAGTGAATTTAATGTAAGGAGAGAACTTGAGGGAACTACAGCAACTTTAGGCACAACAACTGACACTCTACTGACTCTGATCCAAGACTTAAAGGATTCTGGAGTTATTTCGTGAGTGGTCTTGTAGTAGATGAAAATCTAAAAGCTCAAGTTAAAAACTTTGAAAACACCATTAAGAATGAAGTCGAATCCGGTAACGCTGAGTGCGCTATGGATCAGACATCATTACGACATTTTTTTGTCCCTGCAATAGAAGATGGTGGCTCTAATCTT